CAATGGATATTTGGATGGAAACAGTAGCCGATGTAATAGTCGGTGATGCAGACCCAAAAGCCACAAAGCAGGAAGCCTAAGCAGATTATTGGTTGAGTTAGCAATTGCAACTCAAATACCAATGAGTGAGTGGGTTGATGCGGATGACATATTAACAGCGATCGAAGTATTGGAGGCGAGAAGTGGCAAATGAAACTATCGCATACAATAAAAAAGATTTGCGTGATATTTACAAGGCATTCAAACTTATGGATGACCAAGCAACAGAGGAAGCAAGAACTCAATCTGCTGCTCTGGCTTATTTTGCATCAGAGGAAATTAAACAAGCAGCTAGAACTCGAACAAAGGCTGGCGAGGTTGCGCAGAGAGTCGCAGATGGCGTTAGCATCTCTAAATCGAGCAAAATCGGTGAGTTCCGGTATGGTTTCGCAAGACAAAAGTTTTCAGGTGGTGCTACTACGCAAACCCTATGGGGTGGCGTTGAGTTTGGTTCAAATAAATTTAAACAGTTCCCTAGTTATTCGGGACGGCAAGGTCGTGGATCTCGAGGATGGTTCATTTATCCAACCCTTCGCAGAATTCAGCCTGAATTGATTAACAAATGGGAAGCAAGTTTTAATCGTATTATTAAGGAATGGGTCTAATGGCAACCGGTAATCGCACATTAAAGTTATCAATCCTTGCCGATGTTGATGACTTAAAAAAGAAGCTAGGCGAAGCCGACAAAGCGGTCGAAAGTAATTCAAGTAAGATTTCAGAGTTTGGCAAGAAGGCTGCTGCTGCTTTTGCAGTCGCTGCTGCTGCTGCCGTTGCCTATGGCACTAAATTAGCCGTTGATGGGGTCAAGGCTGCAATAGAGGATGAGGCTGCACAGTTAAGGTTGGCTGCTGCCCTACGCACCGCCACAGGGGCAACTGATGCCCAAATAGCGGCAACTGAGGCTTATATTTTAAAGACATCTTTAGCAACCGGTGTGGCTGACGATCAACTTAGACCAGCAATGCAGAGATTAGCGGTTTCGACAAAATCAACTGAAGAAGCCCAAAAACTATTAAACCTTGCTTTGGATATTGCTAAGGGTCGAGGATTAGAACTTGAAACTGTTGCAAACGCATTAGGTCGAGCACAGGATGGCAATACGACAGCTCTAGGTAGATTGGGTCTTGGATTATCAAAAGCTGAACTCTCGACCCTTTCATTTACTGAAGTTCAACAAAAACTTTCAAATCTTTATGGTGGCGCAGCAGCTGCAAATGCTGAAACATTTCAAGGAAAAATTGATCGATTAAAAGTTGGATTTGATGAAGCCAAAGAATCATTAGGCGTTGCTTTATTACCACAAGTTGAAAAGTTTATTACATTCTTAAACAACACAGGCATTCCTACTCTTAACGCATTTATTGCTGGCTTGACTGGCGACCAAGGTTTAAGTGCTGGATTAGAACAAAGTCAAAAAGGTGCTGAAACATTTGGCAAAACAATTAATGGTGTTGCTGGCATAATCAAAGGATTTATTTCATTTGTTAGAGAAGCGGTTGGTTTATTGGTTGAACTTGCAAACCAAGCCATTAGATTTATTAACATAATTAAGCCAGGAACAGATATTGGATACATTCCAGCCGTTTCAAGAGCGCCGGGAGCATTAGGTCAATCTGCACCATCCCTATCATCAGCCAATGTGCGTGAGGATCGCAATACGACCATAAACAACATTTCCATCCAAGCAATAGATTCTGAAGGTGCTGCTAGAGCTGTGCAAAAAGTGCTGGTCGATAGTTCATCAAGATCAACCCCTACATTTGGTGGCGGTGGATCGATTGTGTTTCAATAATGACAGTTTGGACACCTGACTGGAAATTAACAGTCGCTGGGGTTGATTATACCGATATTGCAATAAGCGACATTGCCCATGAAGCCGGCAGAACTGACATCTACCAACAACCAAACCCATCTTATTTGCAAGTGCAATTGGTTGCCTTATCTGGGCAAACATTACCATTTGAATTAAATGACAGTTTAAGTCTGCAAGTAAAAGATAGTTCTGGATCTTATGTAACTTTATTTGGTGGGAATGTAACCGATTTAACTGTTGAAGTAGGGGCGACTGGATCATTAGCGACTGTCGTGAATTACACAATTTTAGCCATGGGTTCATTAGTTAAACTTGCTAAAGAAATTTACAATGCCAATCTTTCACAGGATGAGGATGGCGACCAAATTTATCAGTTGCTTTCAAGCGTACTGCTTGGGTCTTGGAATGATGTTCCAGCAGCTACAACTTGGGCAACTTACGATCCAACTATTACTTGGGAAAATGCAGAAAACCAAGGTTTAGGCGAAATTGATCAACCCGGGCTTTACACAATGTCAAGCAGATCTGCTGATCCTGACACCATTTACAACATTGCAAGTTTTATCGCTGACAGCGCATTTGGTTATCTTTATGAAGCACCCAATGGAGATATAGGTTATGCAGATGCAGATCACAGGCAGACTTACCTACAAGCTAATGGTTATGTGGATTTGGATGCCAAACATGCTTTAGGTCAAGGATTATCGACTATTACAAGATCAGGTGATATTCGAAATGATATTTACATCAACTATGGCAACAATTACAATTCACAAGCAACAGCCACAAGCGCACAATCAATTGCATTGTATGGTTACAAAGCACAAAGCATTCAATCGGCTATCCACTCAGGTGTAGATGCTCAGGAAGTGGCAGATCGTTATATTGCTCAGCGTGCCTTTCCATTACCTGCATTTCAATCTATAACTTTTCCAATAACAAATCCAGCAATCGATAACAGCGATCGAGATAACCTTTTGGGCGTATTTATGGGTCAGCCCCTAAATATCCAGAACCTTCCAACTCAAATCTCAAATGGTGTATTTGAGGGGTATGTTGAGGGATGGCGATGGAGAACCCGATTTAATGAATTATTCCTAACCATCAATCTTTCACCGGTGGCGTTTAGCCAAGTGGCGATGCGCTGGAATACTGTGCCAATAACCGAGGCATGGAACACAATTGATCCAACATTGACATGGGAATACGCTACAATCGTAGCCTGATAATAGGAGAAAAATGGCAACTACTACAAATTACAGCTGGAGCACTCCAGATGATACAGCGTTGGTCAAGGATGGCGCAGCAGCCATCAGATCACTTGGAACTGCTATCGATACCACAGTATTTAACAATGCTGGTGCAGCAATTGCAAAAACTATTGTTGATGCTAAAGGCGACATAATTGCAGCAACCGCAGCAGATACAGTTTCAAGATTAGCAGTAGGAGCAAATGACACAGTTTTGACAGCCGATTCCTCAACCGCAACTGGTCTTAAATGGGGAACAGTTCAAAGCGGTGGAATGACTTTATTAAATTCTGGCAACACCGCTTTAAGTGGTTCAACAATTACTTTCAGCAGTCTTGGTGGTTACGAAACACTTTTGGTTAATATCTTTGGATTAAACCCAAGCAGCGCAACTGCTATTGGATCAATGCGATTTAATTCTGATACCGGCAGTAATTATTCTCAATCTGAGTTTAGTTATTCTCCGGGTGTTGGTGAAAATACTGCTGGTCAAAATAGCACAGCAATCAACATCAACCGATTTGGTAGATCATATTTAAGTCAAAATACTACAAATTATTGGAACTTTGAAATTTTTGATTACAACAGAGCAAGCACAAGAGTTATCCGATATAACATAGTTGAAACCGGTGTAACACTAACTCAAGGAACTGCCAGATATGGCGGATCATCAGATATAACTTCATTAACTTTATTGCTAGATACTGGAACTTTTAGCGGTGGAACTTGTGAGATTTGGGGAATCAAATGACAAATAAGAAAAATTATATTGAGATTGATGTTAAGACAGGCGAAAGAACTGAGCGCAGTTTAACAGCTGCTGAATTGGCTGATTTAAGTGAAATGTCAGAATTAGGTGCTGCTCAAATAGCAGAGTTCCAAGCAAGGGCTGCAAAAAAAGCAGCATTGCTAGAGCGTCTTGGCATTACCGAGGATGAAGCAAAACTCCTTCTCAGCTAATGAAGCCTTGGCTATCTAAAGCAGCAGTTCAATTGCGTGAG